GTTTTCCATTATATAGTATTGAATTTTTTACAAAGCCTGTTCTGTTCTCTTTTAGATTAACAGGTCTCTTTTCAAAAAAATATGAACTATCTGAAGAATATTATAAATATTACCAACAATTTAGAAGTCCGCTTATTAAGAATTCAAATACAAAACCTAATTTGGAGACCTTTATTGAAAAAAATAAAGGAAAATACAATCTTTTTGTAAAAAATTGGCATCTTATCAATAAGACAAATAAAGAACTACAACAACAAAATAGTTCCCTTGTATTGGGTCTCAATGAATTTATGGATTCTATTGATATGGAATCAGAACCATCTGATTTAATGACCAATCCCATTATTGACAAAAAGTTCCGACCGTCTACTTATCTAAAAATATTTCAGTCCCCCTTTCCTTACTTGGAAACCATTTTAAATCAAAACAAACAAATTACCTATAATTGGAATGACACTGGGTTGCTGAGTCCAATAAAAAATCAGGGACGATGTGGTTCTTGTTGGGCGTTTGCATCTACAACATCATTGGAGACCTTTATGCGTATTAATGGATATAATGTATCTCGCTTATCAGAACAAGAATTGGTAGATTGTTCCAAAGAAAACTATGGTTGTGATGGCGGACTCATGCATTTGGCCTTTGATTATATTATTGATAATAAAGGATTAGTATCTCATGACAATTATCCTTATAAAGGAAAGGACCAAAACTGTTCTAATAAACAGATGACAAATGTAATTGGTTCCAATTTAAAAGATTATCAATTTGTTATTCCAAATTCAGTATTAGATATGAAACTCAGTGTAATTAAAACACCTGTGACCATTGCATTGGACGCAGACAATCCTTTTTTCCGCTTCTATAAAAGTGGAGTCATTGATGTTCCACAAAATTATTCAAAATCACTCAATCATGCTGTATTATTAGTTGGATTTGATTATGACGAAAAAGGAATGTATTGGATTATTCAAAATTCTTGGGGAGTAAAATGGGGGGATCACGGATTTTGTAAACTACGTGTACAACCAAACGAAGGAACCTTATTATGTCAACAATACGGTGTATATCCTAATACATTGTAATTATTGAAAACAGTTATAATGGAAAAGCATTTAAAATGGTGTATATACTTTTTATTAATGTCCTTACATACAACATCTACGCAAAACAATCTATTGTTGTCTAATTTAATGGACTATTACAATAATACTAATCAATTGACAAAAATGATGAAAATTATTAACGGGGAATCACGAATCTCACTGCGAATAGTAGATTGGTTTGTTACTAATTATGCCAAAAAATATTTTGTTGTATACGAACAAACATACGAAAATAGTGAAGAAACCTATAGATTTAAAGTGCATAACGATTACAAGTTGAAATTAAAAGCTTATTCAAAAAAAAGATTCGATCCATTTTGTCGTAGGGAACGAATAACAATCCCTTTTGATGAACGTCATTCTATGGAAACTACACTCGGGCAACTTAACTTTTTCAAGTGGGCAATTCAAAATAAGGTTATTGATTATATTGAATCTCATTACGAAGAAATCGAAGAAGATATGACCGAACGTAATTCTTCTGCGAAAAAGGAAAAAAGTCCTGTAAATCATTCGAATAAAACCCGTAAAAAAAGGGAAGAACTATCTGTATCTGCTTGTAAATGTATAAAGAAAGAGGACGTTAATATTATTGTTAAGTTTAATTAGGAGGAATTCATTTTTATGGACGAAAGTCTATCAATAAAATCACAAATTTGGTTACTCCATTTCTCATATTGAGTGGAATCATTGAGATCAATGTCTTCACTGGTATCTAGGAACAAAATTGGGTCCTGAATACGGTCCTTCAAAAACCATTGGTGATGATATTCTTCACAGCGACGTAGATATTGAATACTAATGTTATCTTCTCCGGTTCGATCTCTTTTTTTTACACGTTCATAACATTTATCAGCACCTGTATTGATATAAATAAACCCGTCTGATGGATACATTTTATGATTTTCTTTGTATAGCAACTGATAAATCTGATATTCTAGCTCATTCATCAATTTGTCATCAAACAACATTTTGGCAAAGATTTTTGCGTCTGCTTCAATGGAACGTTCACATAAAATCAATTTACAATCTTTATTATTTATTAATGCTTGTTTAATCATGGCTGTTCGAGTAGTACATGCCATTACCTGAAAAGCAAATGCGTTTTTATGAGGGTCTGCGTAAAAATTTTCAAGCATGGTTCGTCCATTATTATCTTTTATCTTATACCATTCGTCTACAGGTTCCTTCAAAAATACAACACCATTTTGTGTAATTCCATATTCCTTCTGTATGATTTCTAAGATGGTAGACTTACCCGCACCAATGTTTCCTTCTATTGAGACGATTAATGGTGTCATTTGTATTACTAAGATATACAAATGACAACTCTTTATATAGTTAATTATTGCTAAAAAAATATATGCTAGAATACTATAATAATGTCTTCTTCACGCGAAAGCATTACCGAATTAATGAAAGACCAAGACTTTCAGCAAAAATCTGGGGCATATGTTGCCTTTATTTTTGAACTATATCGTGTCATGATGGGTTCCATGCTCATTGTCTTTGTTCCACAAAAATGTGGTGACCATAGTTGTGGATTATCCGAACACTTATACTCAGGTAATCCCATCTACATTACCAATTTTTCTATTAATCTTTTTACTGCGTCTATGTTCTTTATAATGTATTTAGTAGAAATTAAACGTGAAAATAAGATGATTAATTATCTAGAAGTAGATAAGTTTTTACCTCGTGATAATGAAGCGGTTGGAGAACAATTGAAATTACTTCCTGCTGATAAGCGCGAAACGATTATCTACTTAGATGGACTATACCAACTATCAGGTGGTATTGCAAGTATTGCTTTCGTTATCAATGCTGGTTTGAGTGGTTATACTGTATTTACACACTATTTGGATGATAAAACATTAACCGTGTTCATAACTAATGTCTTATTTATGGCATTAAAACTCAAAGATGTATATGACATTATACATACACCTAAGAATGTTTTTTTATCTGCTTATCTAACACGTAAAATTCAATACAATGCAGTAGACCCACAAAAGAAGATAGAACATCCAGTGGAAGAAATGGAACCGTCAGAAGACTTAGAAAAACAAGAAGTCGAACAAATGGAAAGAGAAGATGACGTACTATAATTGAGATGAAGGTCTATATTTGTATAGATCCAACTCCTTCGTTGTGGTTGGAAAATCATCACTTCCATAAATATCTTGTAAACATAACCATTCAAACATTCCACCAGGATACATTTTAACATTTGAAAAACCGAAACGCACTAATTGGTCGCATTTTGTTTTACAAGTATCATCATTACAATGTTTTCCATACACAATCAATGTTTTGTTATAAAAATTATACTCTTTAATCATTGTATTAATTACATTTTCTTCTTCTACATAAGACAACGTATATGGAATAAGACAATGTTGCTCGTTCGTAGATAATGTATTTATTAATATGTATTGAGATGGATGTTTTAATATATATTGAATGTCTTCAAAAGATAGTCGTTTTACCTCTTTTGTAAACCAATTATTCAGCATAACATGATACTATAGTAAATGATATAAGTTTATTTCCTTTCACACAAAAATTGAATTAAACATTGGATGTAGATAATTGTACCTAATAACTCTAAACATGGATCTAACTCAATCAAAACTATCTAAGCAAGAATGGGACAATATTGAGATTCCAGTGGCTTCTTCGGAAAAGGAAATTCTCAAATTAATTCAGACTGGTTTCAAAAACACTAACACGTTTTCTAACAAACATACCTCTCTTTTCTCCTTTACAAAGATCGAAAAAACAGACTCTACGGAACTGATGTTGTATCAAAAATATTTCGAGGAGCATCTTAAAAAAAGTATAAAAAAATACGCAAAAACAATCACTTCTGTCACCCCTTATCAATCTGCTATTCAAGGAACATTGAAATCACTGAAAAGTGCCGATATGATCCGTATCCAAAACCTGGATACATCCATCACTGAAAATAAACAATTCATCTTTGAATACTTACTATTAGACCTCTTTCACGACCTATTAAAAGGAATTCACAAAAACAACGAACATTATGCTAACTCTCTTTACACCATCATTCAACTTAGAAAAACATCGATACACGACATTAATATTCACGTATTGAAAACCATAGAACCTTATCTAGATTATGCCACAAAAAAAATCACTGCGGTTGATATGATGAAAAACGCATATACTTACATCGAACAAAATCCCTATTTATTGCAATACGAAGATATTACTCTATACAACCACCAAAAAGAAATATTCGAATTATTCAAAAAACAAACAACTACTCCTAAATTGGTATTATATACGGCACCAACGGGCACAGGCAAAACTCTTACTCCTATTGGACTATCAGAAGGATACAGAATTATATTCGTGTGTGTAGCACGACATATTGGATTAGCATTGGCTAAGTCGTGTATTTCCGTGGAAAAGAAGGTTGCATTTGCATTTGGTTGTGATAGTGAGACAGATATTCGGTTGCATTACTTTTCCGCAGTAGAATATACCAAGCATTACAAATCTGGTGGTATTGGAAAAGTAGACAATAGTATTGGAACAAATGTAGAAGTTATGATTTGTGACGTTCATTCCTATCTTACTGCCATGAAGTATATGTTGAAGTTTAATCAAAAGGAAACGATTATTACCTATTGGGATGAACCAACCATTACTATGGATTACGAACATCACGACTTACATAGCACAATTCAAAACAATTGGGTCTACAATGAAATCCCTAATATGGTATTGTCATCTGCCACCTTACCTGAACATGAAGAAATGGACACAACATTTACTGACTACAAACATCGTTTTAACGGAGCTACTATTCATTACATTGAAAGTTATGATTGCCGCAAATCAATCCCTATATTAGATAAGAATGGAAAACCAGTGCTACCTCATTATATGTATGAATCGTATGACGAACTACAAAGCTGCGTTTCGTATTGCCAGAAAAACAAGACCTTGTTGAGGTATTTCCACCTACCAGACATCATCAAATTCTTAACAACCATTAACGATTATGATGTTTTACAAGAAGAGTTGGACATTGACGAATACTTCCAAGACTATATGAAGGATATTACAATGAACAGTATCAAAGAGTATTATTTGAAGGTATTGATTTCGTTGCCACAAGAAAATTGGTGTTCTATATATAAATACTTTCAGCAACTACACAAAGGAAGATTTCCTGCACCATTAACAAGACAATCCAGTGTTAACTCTGTTTTCCAACCATCTTCCACTGAACTTCAACGAAGTCAAAGCATCGCAGTGCCAACATCTACTCATTCTTCTCTAACATCCAGTGGTGTATTAGCAACCACAACAGATGCGCATACATTGACAGATGGACCTACCCTATATTTATGTGAAGATGTCAAACGTATTGGTTCATTTTACATTAAACAGTCGGATATACCATCGAAAATATTCCAAGGTATTTTGAGCAAGATTATGAAAAATGACGAACTGGCCAAGAAGATAGATTCATTGGAACGTATTATTGAGGCAAAAGAATCGAACACCAGTAAAGACGAAAATAATGACAGTAAAAAAAAAGACAATAATACGGATAAGTTGTCAAATGAATCCAAACTACTTCATCGTGAGATTCAAGAGCTCCGCAAGCAAATCAAAACGGTCACATTGGATCCTGTATATTCTCCTAACACTAGACAACATCAGCAACTATGGAACCCTACCCAACAAATCAATGAAAAGTCATTTGTATCCCACATTGATGAACCTATTACTTGTGAGATTATGGCATTACCGATTGACAACTACTTGAAAGTTCTATTACTACTTGGTATTGGGTTGTTCTTGGAAAGCAATCATGTTCAGTATAAGGAGCTGATGAAAAAACTTGCATACAATCAACAATTATACATGATTATTGCTTCTTCCGACTACATCTACGGAACAAATTACCAGTTCTGTCATGGGTTCATTGGTAAAGATCTGACCAATATGACCCAACAAAAGACATTGCAAGCAATGGGACGCATTGGTCGTAACAACATTCAACAAGATTACACTATTCGTTTTCGCGACGATTCAATATTACAATCCCTTTTCGAAAAACAAGAAAATGACCTAGAAACCAAAAATATTCGTAAACTATTTGGTTCCTCTATTTGATAATTATTATATAATTTATACTAACTAATTATAGAATATCACTGAGCTAAGCTAATAAGCGTTTTCTAATTTGTACTCACGAAAATCGAAAATGGACATTTTTAAAAATGTCCATTTTGGAAAAGTACGGTTTTAATTTTACTAACGCTTATTAGCTTAGTTCATTTTACAGGGTAACGCAGTGAAACACGAAAATAGTTCATCATTTTTGTTAGCATAACTTTTTTTTTATTTTTCGTTCTCGGTTGATTTAGGCGTTTTTTTTGTCATCCTATTTTAGTCAAAATGATTACAAAAAAAACGCTGAAAACGCCAACAAATTTTTATTGTGAAAAATGTTCCTTTTCGTGCTATAAACAAAGCGACTTTAATCGTCATTTATCAACCCAAAAACATATAAGAATGACACAGAATGACAAAAAAAACGCCTATTTTGATTGTGAATGTGGAAAAAGTTTCAAATATAGACAGGGTTTACACAAACACAAAAAACTATGTGCTACAGAAGTCCCTGCGGGTCAATCACCTATAGTAGATTCTTCTATCGTATTAGAATTATTAAAACAAAATAATGAATTTAAACAGCTTATATCAGAACAAAGTAAACAAATATTAGAATTGTCCAATAAAGTGGGAAATACAACGACCAATAATACCATAACCAATAACAATCAAAGTTTCAATCTCAATTTCTTTTTGAATGAACAATGTAAAAATGCTATGAATATTGAAGACTTTATTGCGTCCTTACAACTAGAATTAGAAGACCTCACTGAAACCAAACGTTTAGGGTTCGTCCAAGGAATTTCTCGTATATTTACTAACAAGTTACAAGAACTAGATATCTATTCAAGACCACTTCATTGTACCGATATAAAACGAGAAACAGTTTACATTAAAGATGATAATCAATGGGAAAAGGACAATCATAGTAAAGATAAATTAAAGTCTATTGTGAATCGCGTAGCCAATAAAAATTATCAGCAGTTACCTAAATGGCAAGAAGAACATCCAAACTATATGACAATGGATTCAGAAGAGTGTAATGAATTTATAGAATTAACGTGTAAAGCCTTAGGTGGAAAAAACAATAATGAAGATGATAAATTCAAACAACGTATCGTAAAGAATGTGTTAAAAGAAGTAACTTTGGAAAAACTCAATTAACATAAAAACCAATTTTGTTATGTTAATTTTTTCAAAAAAATAATATTCACTTAAAATTGCATAGCAGGAATATTAGTGCTAGATAAAGAAAACCAATGATCCTCTACATAGTCAACCGACGTAAAGTAATCAATAAACTGTCCTTCTCTGAACTTGACAACAACAAAAGGGTTGGTCATGTTACCTTCATCATCCTTATAGGAAGCAGTATAACTAGCACTTAGAACCTCGCGGTTGATAATAGGTCCACGAGAATCAGTGGCTGGAGTAGAAGCATTTGCATCAGTGTAAATACTAATTAAAGCACGCTTTCCACTCTTGATAACCTCAATAATTGTGTTGTTTAACAAGTTATAGTTTTCACTATTTAGCGCAGTTGCCATTGTATAGTATAAGGTAATAAAATCTTTTGTTATTTTAAATGAATAATTCCATTCCGTCTCATTATATTCCTAAAACATTGACGGACAAAGATAAGAAAAAACAAAAGCAATATATACAACGTTCAAGAAAACAATACCAAAAAAATAAATATTTTCAACGTCCTAGAGTTAAATCGTTTAAATCGAAACCTTCTAGACACGTTGAAAAAGCTAAACAAATGTATAATGTAGATACCCTACAACCAAACAGTAAATTAGCAGATTCTACTAAATGTTCGTTAGATACGCTTAATAAGATTGTGAATAAAGGACGTGGTGCTTATTATTCTAGTGGTTCACGTCCAAATCAAACCGCCGAATCTTGGGGATTAGCACGATTAGGAAGTGCAATTACTGGTGGAAATTCCAGTATAGTTGATTACCATTTATTAGAAGAAGGGTGTAGTCCATCAAGTAAGGCATTACAACTTGCTAAACAAACGTGTAATACACAAAAAAAGAAATGCGGTAATCTTTCTATCAAAAATAAATCTAAAAAATCAACCACACGAAAGAAAAAATAAGAATTTAAACGCAATCTACATAAAAACAATCTACTAAATTTACATAATATTTGAACGCGATGAATGAAGAAAATAATGTGTTAACCATAAAATCCGTTCAAATTCAACCTATACGAAATATGATTACTGCCATTAAAGATATTTTGACTGATGCCACTATTACATTCACTAAAGAGGGAATGAAGATCATTAACTTTGATAAAACCCATACAATTTTGGTGAATGTATTTCTACGAGCAGAAAAGTTTGAGAAGTATGTTTGTACGAAAGATAAAATTATTATTTGCGCGAACACTCTTCATTTGTTCAAGGTTATTTCTACAATGTCAAACGATGATACATTGTCTATTTACATTGATAAGTCAGATTATCATGATGGTATTGTATCCCATTTGGGATTGCAATATGATAATGGAGACATTCGTCAGTGTTACAATCAAAAGTTGCGTTTAATTGAACCTGATATGGAGGAAATGCGTATTCCTGATGTAGAATATTCAACCATTATCAATATGCCATCCACAGATTTTCAGAAGATTGTCCGTGACCTTAATGCTATATCGGATCGTATTGAAATAAAATCAACAGGAAATGACTTAATGTTTTCTTGTGAAGGTGGATTTGCCAGTTCTAAAATTTTGCGTTCTGAATCCGATGGAAATATGAATTTTATTCAACGTGCAGGAGTATCAGATGTATTCCAAGGAGAATTTTCATTAAAATACTTGAGTCATTTCATTAAATGTACTCCTCTTTGTAGTCATTTGGAAATGTATTTGGGTAATGATTTGCCATTGATTGTCAAATATGATGTTGCTTCATTAGGAGAAATTAAGTTATGTTTGGTTCCTTTGCCTCCATTGTAAAGATTCAAAATTGAAACCGATTTCATGGAACTATCATAAGGCATCTAAACAAATCTAAATAAGTAAAACAACATGTCATCATCTAACATGTCAATTGAAACAGTTGTTACTGACCTATGTAGCAATTATTTAAATCCTTCAAATCCCATTTGGAGGATAGAATATGTAGAAGTGAAAGCGCATATTGAGATTCCTTATTATGATGAACGATTAGACACGGAAATAGACGATGAACTATATATGGATTATCATAAAGTTATGTCAACGGTAGAAGTCATTCCGCAATTTAAATGTAAAGTTCATGATTGCAAAAACTCTGCGAGTATGAATCATCACACTTACCAAGACCCTACTTGCTGTCTCAATCACAGAGAGGAAAATATGCAATATTGTGAAATAGATTTCATAAAAAATGGACAAATCAGAGAAAATATTTTCAAAGCTTGGATGAAAAATAAAGTCGTCCAGGTCCAATGTGGATTGGGAAATAGTGGACCGGTATATACATTCGTAAGTGCAAAACAGTTAGCTTAACTAAATTTCAATAATTTTCCCATCTACTACATTTACCTGACCTACTACTTCTGTTTTAACAATATTACTTAGTTTGCTGTAAATTATATTTAATTTTTTTACTGATTTATATTTAGAATTCATTTTACACAATAATGCTCCTTGTGTAATTAGTTTTTGTAGTTGTTTACGAGATAATTTTATATCAGTTGGTATAACTGCTATAACATGACAAGACGACATTTCATTGACGTGGAACCAAATATCATCCGGAGATGACATATCAATAATATCAAAATTGTCTTGGGCGTTTTCCCCAATACGAAATTCGATGGACTGACCAATACAAGGAATACTAATATGTTCTGCCTTCATTGATGAGTATATTTTACATCACATAAAATATAATCTATTATCAATTTTCTAATATTCAGGTTCGTGTGCCTTGAAAAGACAACCATTGGTAATCAAATTTGGAATATGTGTAACTACAGTAGGATCTTGATATTCTGTTGTTTTCATCCATATTTTAACAATACAAAACTGTTTCTTGGGAGAGATGGTAATTCCATTCACATTATCATTATATTCTTTTTGTTTGAAAATGCTTTCGCCACACGCTAAGAAAAACAATCGTTTCCATATATCATGAATATACTTATTCATTACTTTATAAGAGAAACATCCTCCATTTCGGTTCGCTTTGTCTTCCCATGTAGGCGTGATATTAGTTCGCATTAAAAAAAACATACAATTTTTAATAACTACATCGTTTAATTTTTCATTCAACAACAAAATTTGTTCCGCGTAGTTTATATTTTCTATTACGGGGATATAACTTGATAATTCCCAATTGGTATTATTGGGAAGATGGTAATATAAGTTCCATGTATCATGTAATTTATGACAAGTGGATTGATTAGATTTACTACTTGTCATAATACAAGACAGCTTATACATACTATATAAACAACATCTTTATTCTGTTTTTTTATTATTAATTGTATTCCATTCAATGACTTCGTAACTGTCTTTATGAAATAATACGCAATGGTTGTATGTAATATCTTTTGTTTCTACATTATTGTCCACAATTCGCACTATATATT